CCGGTGACGCTTCTTCGTATTAAACATATGAGGACTAGAATCACTACGGAACCTACATTGACAAGGAATAGAGGCCCATTTGCGACGAAGACCTATGGTCTTCCGCAGTGGACTCTGACTGGAACCGGTACTGCCAATCCTGGTGGTACCTATATCGAGTCGGAAGGGGAATCAACCATTGTGGATGATCCCGCTCCAAGTCAAAAGGTCAAGACTGTGGACCATAAGAAGCGGCATCTAAGCCGTCTTCGAATTGACCACTACGACGAGTTCACCACTACTAATCGGTATGATTATACCGGTACTGGTGCTCATTGGCTGTCTTGGGGTAACTATGGTGCTGTAAAGCACGGAAATGTTACCGTTACGTACCCAGCTACAATAGCGCAGTTGAGGACGCAAGCTATGCATAGCTTCTATAATAGAAATCAGGTGGATAACCTGCTTAATATCGTAGAGGCGCCGCAGCTTGTGGCCTCGATTCAAGGACTAGACGGACTAATCCGTAAAATCCGCGCGGGCAAGATATATCAACTTAAACAAAACGTTGATACTCGTGTCCTATTCAGTCGTAAGCTCCCGAACGTAAGTTCGTTAGATCTTGCGAATGTTTATCTAATGTGGCAGTTTGGTTTTGCTCCCCTGATATCCGACATGACTAAATGCATGAAAGCGGTTAAGACATTAAAGTCCGACCTCAATCGTGCAGTGTCAGAAGCGGGTATGCAGTATACAACTACTGCTCGGAGTGAAGGCGTAGTGTCCCTTGCGGGGACAGCGCTCGACCCTCTGACAGGTTACAATCCAGTATATAGTCCACTAAATACGTCTTGGTGGCACGCTCAGATAGTTCATCTGGGCGGGCAGCCAGTGCGTATTGTTGGAGTTTCGGGAGTCCGGACCATTAAATATAGTATGGCTTCATTCCAGAAGCTAGACTACTTGATGGCTCGGTTCCTTACTCCAGGACCAATTAGTTACTTGTGGGAACGTATTCCGTTTTCATTCGTGGTTGATTGGTTTGTGAACTTATCGGGCATCATTGACTCGCTTAATAACACCTTAACAGGTGGGACAAAGCAGATCAAGAGATGCTGGTGGTCTGAAAAATACCATATGAATGTTAATGCTATAAAGCATCAAACCTCTTCATGGTCATCAGATAGTGACGGATCACCGACTGTAGTCAATGAGTTGAGTTATTATCACCGGGAAGCACTGGGAGTGAGCACTATGCCCACCCTAAGTGGCAGATTCGGAAAGAAGCAAGCCGTCCTTTCGGGGGCGTTGCTCCGTCAGTCTTCCAAAAGACTGTTGGCGAGTCTGTTAGGCAATTAGTCAAACCAGTTCAACAATATGAATGCTGATCTAACTATTAACACGTTAGCTTTCAAAACCGTCTATTCGGACCTTAATGGTTCTTTGAGACGCGAGGTGTCTCGTGGGGCAAACTTGCCCACCGAGCTCTCGATTAAGCACCAAAGTTACGTTGACTCTACCACAAAAGTGGCAGGGAAACGTCACCTGGCGCGTTTTGATCGCTATGTGGCGCTGTCGACAGGGGCAATTGTCCCCGTCAGCGCATACGTTGTTGTCGCCGTTCCCACGGACACAGCTGTTACGGCTACGGATATCAATGCGATATCCCAACACCTTAACAACTTCTTGTTCGCGGCTACCGGAAATACCAGCGGTCTGGACCTCGCTGACGAATTGTCAGTTAACGGGGAACAGTAACCTCTAACGAGGTTGTACTTAGATAGGTATTACAGTTGTCGGATTTGTTTATTCGTTAACACTGTTATATAACAATGAAAACTTATAATATTAAGTCTCGTGTGCGTTGTGTTGATCATATGATCAATCCATTTTCGCACACTGTTCGCGTCACGTTTAGTGGCTGTTATCCTTCGTTTGTACGAGTCTTAAAGACTTGGACAGCTAGAACGCCGGAAGGCGCTCTAGATACGGAGAACTATAGTTACCAAACGGCTCCCTCCAACAAAGGTTGGGCCACGTCAGTAAATCTGGGCGTTAAAACCCATAAAAACGGACGTACTCTACCGGTTGATGGGTATTGGCGCGATGTGAATGAAGACTACTTCAAAGTAGTCCAGTTCATCGGCTTCTATCCTCAATTGGTGCGTTTCTCTGACCGTAAGGTCAGGGATCGCTTTGAGTACCTACTAAGTATCGGATGCAGAACTGAAGTCAATTACGATCTCTATTCGTACATTTTTGGAGCCAGTAATGGTCCCATTCAGGTACGAAATGAACAAAGTATTCGTCTGCCGAAAGGCAAGCGAACACCGTTCGAAGCTGGTGGCCGTATCTCTCTTGAAGAGAGGGACGGCAGTCGGCTCTTAGATTGTGAGGACTTCATAGTACAGCACTGGTATGAAACTAACTCGAGTCGTCCGTACTTCGGCATCGCTTTGATGTCCGAGCTACGGTCTAATGAGCTGTCTCGCATCTTAAAGATATGAGCGCTCAACCGAGTTCAACAAAACCTAGAAACAGGCGTATGAATATTCATATTGTACGTGATAATGTTTTAAGTTATTGGTACAGCCTGCTAGCGGACATATGTTATATTACGAAGTGTCCATTGGACGCTCCTAATGAAATTACGTATGATTGGGTGCTTAAAGAAGCACCCATGCTAGAGAAGCAGGCGCTTGCCTTCATTGAAGGTCACAGGGTTGAAAACCCTGAGTTTCCAGATTGGTTACAACCTCTCTGGGATAGGTTCCTCGCCGAAAAGCGAGGGACAGACCTTCAGGCATTGCGACAACTGCTCCTGTTCTGCTACAAGATCGTACACGAACCATCACATGAACAAAATCAAGCCGCGCAAGCGGCCTTCGAAGAAACGGACGAATCGGTTAGAATCTGGGATCAGTGCCATAAGCACGATCTTTCCAGAGACGAAACCTTTCGTTCCGCTCGCCAAATCGTTGGTGCGGTCATATACCGCATTAACTGGAAAGAAGTAGTTCCCAAACACGGCCCGGGGGCAGTTTATCCCCCGGCCAAACCGTGTGACAAGAGCAACTTCTTAACATACTATCCAACTATCTGTCAAAGGTACCCGTATGATCAATACTTCTGTGGCATTCCTTCCTTTTGGGAGGAGGTCATGGTAAGTAACGATCAGAGGATCCGAGATGGTGGCTTGGATATCGTCGCTAAACTTGTATCGGTCCCGAAAGACTCCCGTGGTCCACGCTTAATTTGCGTGCACCCGCGTGAGGCAATCTGGATTCAACAAGGTCAGCGCGAATTGCTTGAGTCTGCGATCACCCGATCCCCTCTCACTCGAGGGAGGATCAATTTCACGGATCAATCCGTGAATGGTCGATTGGCCTTAGAATCTTCATCTACCCAGGAATTTGTAACCCTGGATTTGAAGGAGGCCAGCGATCGCATGTCTGCCGATCTTGTGCGCTTTCTCTTCGGAGATTACGCATTTGACTGGCTTTCGTGCGCTCGTGCGACACATATCAAGCTGTTCGATGGGCGGGTCATGAAGCTGCAGAAGTGGGCTCCTATGGGGAATTGTTTAACATTTCCCGTCCAGAGCCTTGTATTCTACAGCGTGGTACGTGCAGGCATACGTGAGTTTCACGGTACTGACTGTGAGGCCATCTATGTCTTCGGAGATGATATCATATATCCTTCTAAGTATCACGAAGGTGCTTTACGTGCGCTCGTCAAGTGCGGCTTTGTGCCAAACTTTTCGAAAACGTTCGTAAAGGGGCTCTTTCGAGAGTCCTGTGGCGTTGATGCCTATAGTGGCATTGACGTTACGCCGCTTCGTTTGAAGGAGACAGATGTCAACTTAGCTCAAAGTGCGTCTAGCTTGTGCAACTTGGCCAAAAGGCTTAGGTTGCGAGGCTTTACGAACTGTTCCGCATCTATATACTCTAGTGTCATAAGGCGATGGGGCCGTTTGCCTTTCAGCAACGATCCCGGAGTCGAAGGACTTGTTGAGTACGTAGATCGCGATCTAGGATGGCTGCTTTGTAATGAACGCTCTTTGCTATGGAGCAATCGTTTTCATTGCTGGCGCATCCGACATCGTCTGGTAAGGAGCTCCCCTTTGGGAGTATCCATGGGTTATTGGTATAACCTCCAGGACTCATTAATCCGTCTCATCCGTGAGGATAGAGAGATTACTGAGCGCGGAACCGAGTATCCAGATCCATATCTGGCTCGATTAACATATGGATGGACTAACGTTGTCGAAAGACAGCGGTAGTTTTAAAGTGTAG